GTTCTTATGTTATTGCCAGTTTTGATCTCAGCAATTAAATCTATTGAAGAGGCAATACCAGGAGAGGGTAAGGGTGAGCAGAAACTAGCTCAAATTAGAAGTATTTTAGAAGTAGCGCACTCTGGTATGAGTAAGAGTATTGTTAGCTTTGAAGACATTTGGCCTACGCTAGAAGTTGCTATTTCAAGTCTTGTATCTACGTTTAATGCTATTGGTTGGAATCAGGATTAGTAAGGAGTCATCATGCCATTAAATCCAGTTGGAGTGCTAGATTCCCCACTGTATGACGCTGCAGGAAACTACATAGGCGGTAGTCGTGCAATAGAACAAGGCGCTCAATACTTGGGTGAAGCTACTGCTGGTGGATTGTCAGGGACTATTGGCGGTGGTTTTTTTCAGTTTAATCCAATATTAGCTGTTTTTTCTTATTTAGCTAGAAAGTGGGACATTTTTGGGTTAAATCCTGACGCACCTAAATTTGATGATTTAACTCCTAAACAACAAGCCTCTGTGATGCAGCAGGGCTATGAAGATATGATGAGGGAGACAGGCAAGACTGAGACAGGGCAAGATACTGAAGGTGTTATGTCATTAAGCCCTGAGATGATGATTGATTACTATAACAAAGTAAAAGAAACAGTTGGATCTGCTGGTGTAAACACAATGACTGAATTAGTTGCAGATCTTAAAAACAGCGACTTTGATAACGAATTACTGTCTCCACAACAAGATTTAATTGATATGGAATTAGATTCTCAGTCTGAGAATTTTTATGATGCTGTTTCTCAAGCAGAGCAGACTCCTGTTCCTATTACGCAAGCTCAAGTAGATGAGATTGCACAACGTATTTATGTTAATGGCGAAAATGCTGGTGATGTATTGGGAGAGTTTGGTATTTTTGTTGATAGTGCTACTTTTGATCCTGCTACAGCTATGGATGCTGGTGGAGCTATTTTGGATCGTGTCACTATTGTTGATTCTGGTGTTTCTGGAGGTGGTGGCGCTGGAGGTGGCGGTTCTGCACAAGATACAGCACAACAACCTACACAAACCACTACAGAAGCAGTAGGTACACAAGCTGAGACAGCTCCTTTAGACGTAATAGGTGATTCTGAAGTAGCTGCAGCAGGAGATATAGGCGGGGCTGTTCAAAGCACTGCTCAAACTGGTGATTGGGTTTATCAAGAATCAGATGGAATGTTTCATCAAGTAGGTGGGGTTGAAACATTTATCCCTGTGCCTGGTACATATACTGAAGGTCAGATTGTTAGTTCAAATGATGCTGGTACAGTTTTTGGAGAATGGGGAGCTACTACTACAGATGTTGCTGGCGCAGGAACTGGAGTAGCTACTTCAGGAAGTAATGAAGGTATTTGGGAATACAATGGCGATGGTGTATTTACCAACACGACTACTGGAGAAGTTCGCGAAGGAGATGTTAACGAATTTCCTGATGTAGTTTTTGTTCCAGGCAAAGGATACAGCATTGATGAGAATAATGTTGTTACTGAACATGATATGCCTCCAGATGGTGGAAATGGAACTGGAACTGGCACTGGCACTGGAACTGGAACTGGAACTGGCACTGGCACTGGAACTGGAACTAATACTGGAACTGGCACTGGAACTGGAACTAATACTGAAACTAATACTGGAACTAATACTGAAACTAATACTGGAACTAATACTGGAACTAATACTGGAACTAATACTGGAACTAATACTGGAACTGGAACTGGTACTGGAACTGGTACTGGAACTGGTACTGGAACTGGTACTGGAACTGGAATGGTATTAGCAATGGCAAGTATGGCTCCACAAACATCTCAGATATTTAAAACTGAGTTAAGAGATCCAAGGCAAATTGAATTAGACAATATTAATTCTGGATTGTTTCAATCTATTTTATATTCTGGTTTAAGAAGATGACATATCTAAACTTGATAAATAATGTATTAAGAAGGCTAAGGGAAACTACCGTTGCTACAGCTAATGCAACATCTTATTCTTCATTAATTGGTGATTTGATTAATGACGCTAAAAAGACAATAGAAAATTCTTTTGACTGGACTGCGTTAAGAGATTCCATATCTATTAATACTTCTAATGGTGTAAGTGAGTATTCCTTAACCAACAGTGGGGATATGGCTGTTATTAAAGATGTAATGAATGTTACTTCTCAGAAGTTTATGAATCAGAGAAGTAAGTCTTATTTTAACAATGTTTATTATAACAATACTGTTGTCTCTGGATCTCCAGAAGTATTTACTTTTATTGGCACAGATTCTAATTCAGATTTAAAGATTAAAGTATTTCCTCAACCAGATGCTGTTTATAGTTTAAGGTTTGATGTTGTAGTACCGCAGGCAGATTTATCTTCTGATTCAGATGTTTTATCAATTCCCTATAACCCTGTAATACAACTAGCTTACGCAATGGCTTTAAGGGAGAAGGGAGAAGCTGGCGGTCAAACAGCAATGGAACAGTTTGCAATAGCGTCTACTGTTTTGTCAGATGCTATTGCTTTTGATGCAAATCGTTATCCAACAGAGATGACTTTTGTGGTGAGATAATGGCTCAGCAACTTCAACAAGTAACAATAGCAGCTCCAGGCTTTGCTGGGATTAACACTCAGGATGCTCCTATTACTCAAGATCCTAGCTTTGCATCTGTTGCAGATAACTGTGTTATTGATAAGCAAGGAAGGGTATCGTCAAGAAGTGGTTATGATCTTTTAACTACTAATGGTGGTGCTGTATTAGGGTCTTCGCCTGGTATTGAGGCTGTTCATCAGTTTAGAGATGGGTCTGGCAATACTAAGATATTCTCTGCTGGAAACAGTAAGATATTCTCAGGCACTACTACATTGGTTGATGAGACTCCTGGGTCTTATACAATTTCAGATGATAACTGGAAGATAATTAGTTTTAACGATAAAGCTTATTTCTTTCAAAGAGGACATGAGCCTTTAGTTTACTCTAACTCCTCTGGCGCTGTTGAAAAGATGTCTTTAGTGTCAGGCGCATCAGGAACTCCTCCTCAAGCACATGAGGTTATGGGTGCTTTTGGTAGATTGTGGGTTGCTGACATTACAAATGATAAGTCTACTATTTACTGGTCTGACCTTCTTAATGGAGTTGTTTGGAATTCAGGGTCTTCAGGATCTATAGATATATCTAAAGTCTGGCCTAATGGATATGACGAGATTGTTTCTTTACAGGCTCATAATAATTTTTTAGTTATCTTTGGAAGAGACTCGATTGTTGTTTATGCTGGCGCTGATTCTCCATCGACAATGGTTTTATCAGATACTATTTCAAACATTGGGTGTTTAGAAAGAGATGCTGTGGCATCGACTGGTAAAGATTTAGTCTTTTTGGACAGGTCTGGTGTTAGGAGTTTATCCAGAACAATACAAGAGAAATCATCTCCAATAGGTGATATATCAAGAAATGTAAATAATGATGTTAAATCTAAAGCTAGTTTAGAGACTGGTAATATTAAAATGCACTTTTCTTCAAAGGATGCGTTTATTTTACTTGTGTTTCCGTCTCTTTCTACTACTTATTGTTTTGATACCAGATTTCCACTTCAGGACGGTTCATATAGAACCACTACATGGAGTTCTATAAAGCCTCTTTCTTTTACCAGTTTAATTAATGACGATTTATATATTGGTTTTGCTGATGGTATTGGATATTACAGTGGATACGCAGATGGTGCTTCAGGATATGAAGTTAGTTACTTCAGTCATCCCTTGTCTTTTGGTGATAGCTCTAAATTAAAGTTTGTAAAGAAAATAATATTAACTTTGTTTGATGGAGCAAATACTACTATTGCTTTGAACTGGGCTTATGATTATGCGGTTGACTATACTAAACAGGCATTTACTTTAGAAGGCAATTCTTCTGCTCAATATAATATTTCTGAATACAATACAACTGCAGAATACTCAACATCAGGTAGTTTAATTACCAGGCAATCTGTAAATGCTAGTGGTTCTGGTTCTGTTGTTTCTGTTGGTTTAGAAGCAACTATTAGTGGAAACTCTATAGCGTTACAAGAAATAAATATTCATGCTCTTATTGGAAGGATGGTCTAATGTCAAATTACACTAAAACAACAAACTTTGCTGCTAAAGATTCGTTGGTTAGTGGTAACCCAGCAAAAATTGTAAAGGGTGCAGAAATAGATACTGAGTTTACAAATATTGCTACCGCTATAGCTACTAAACTAGATTCTTCTGCTTCTAGCTTTGTAAATCTTACTGTAACTGGGACTTTTACAGCCACAGTTGATGGGGGTACTTACTAATGGGATGGCTAACAGATGCTCTTACGAGCATAAATAATTATCTTGGAGGAAGTTTAGGGACAAATAATAGCCCAATATTTGGAAGTTCTTTGGGAAATCTTCTTTCTGCTGCTGGAAGTGCAATTCAAACTCAAAGATCTATTTCAGATATAGAAGATGCTCAAAGAGCTGCTCTTCAGGGCTTGGTAGGCGCTCCAAGCACAGGTGCTGCTTTCCCTCAAGGTATTCTTTCGTCTGCATTAGGACAGATGCAGTTCCAACCTTATACAGTTACTACTGCTACTGGAGGAACAGTTACTCCTGGTGATGGTACTTTGCAGTATTCTTTGGGTGCTGGAGAGCAGGCTATTACTTCTGGTTTGCTTTCAGATATAGAAAGAATGAGACAGGCTTTATCGCCTGAACAGCAAGCAGCTTTAGAGGCTCAGAGAATAGCTCAGCTAACAGCTTCTCCAGAACAGTTAGCAGCCAGAGAGCAGTCTATCTTTGATAGATTGGAAGCTGCTCAGCAAGGCTCAAGGGAAAGGCAAAGATTAGCTTTAGAAGAAAGACTGTTAGGCCAAGGTAGGTTGGGAGTGAGAACATCTCAATATGGTGGAACTCCAGAGCAACTTGCTTTAGAAAAAGCTATACAAGAACAGCAAGCAGGATCTGCTGTATCAGCTATGGAGCAAGCAAGGGCAGAACAGGCATTACAATCACAACAAACACTGGCTGGATTACAACAAGCCTTTGGTCAGCAACAGGCAATGGCAGGGAATATTCCTGCTTTGTTAGGCGCTGCCTATTTGCCACAACAAGGACTGTTGGCATCTCTTGCTCCAACTACTGATATGTTAAGAATTCAATCTGCTCTTCAAGCTGGTGCTGGTGAACTTACTGCTGGACTTGGCGAATCTGCTCTTGAAGCTCAATTTAATTTTGAGGGATTGTCTAATGCTCTTAGACAGGCTCAGCTTTCAGGGCTGTTTAATCTTCTTGCGACTGGCGTTGCTAGGCCTTGATAACTTAAAAGATTACTGGATAAGCAAATGAACATAGATATTCAATCCCTGTTTAGAGATATTCTGGAAACTCCAGAGCAAAGACAACAAAGAGAGTTGGCTGAGACTACTTTGAGGTCTAGGGAGATGACTCGGAATATAACAAGTCGTTATGCTGCTCCCTTTGCAGGAATGGTTCCAGGCTTTTTAAGTAATGTTAATAGAGCTACAACTGGTCTTGGTTCTGCTCTTGGATTAGATATGAGGTCTACTTCTGAGAAGGCCCAGGAGGCTTTGTCTGGTTTGGAATTAACAGATCCTCAGTCTGTTCAGAATACAGTTCAGATGCTTAGAAATGTTGGGCTTGGTTCTCAGGCTGCTCAGATTCTTAGAATGAGTACGCAAGCTATTCAAGAACAAGAAAGCACAAAAAGACAAGCAAAAATAGATCAATTAGCTATAGATGCTGCAGAACAACAAGTTGAGAGTCAACAAAGATATAGAGAGATTGGAGCCAGTCAATTAGAAGGAACAAAATATGATAATTATGTAGAAGGAATTAGAAATGGATCTGTTCCTATAGAAAGGATGGAATTGTTTTTAGATGAGATTAATGAAGAAGTAGATCCAATAAAACTAGATCTTATAACAGTATTAGACAAGGATGGAAGGTATCTACCATTACATTCCGATGGTTATGGAAATTATTTTGCTCTTGACGGCTCTAATATAAATCCAAATATCATTGATAGACCAGTTGATGTTAACTATACAGGTGATGCCAGAGACCTTGGAAACGCAACAGAGAGGCAAATGGAAAATTTGCTAAATACTAAGAGCGCAACAATGGTAGCAATAGGTGAGACAATAAATCTTATTAATGATTTACAAGATAGTCCAAATGCAAATACCGCTATTGCAAAGCTCTCTGGAAATGTTGCAGATATAGGACAAGAGATGAGGGCTTTGTTTCCAGCATTAAACGAAAATCTTATTAACCTGAACTCATATTCTGGCTATTTTGATGAACTTAACATTCAGTCTCAAGAGACGC